ACGCCCTGTTAAACGAACCGCTGACCGCCGCTAATGGCGGACAAAGCCCGAACATTTTGGAGTTCTACTAAATGAGCAAGCGCAAATACCGAAAAACCACTCAGACCACGACAACTGAAAGCCAGCAGGGCGCAAAGGTGTTCAGTTTCGGTGATCCGATGCCGGTTTTAGACCGCCGCGAGATTCTGGATTATATCGAATGTACTGGCAACGGCCGCTGGTATGAGCCGCCGGTCAGTTTCGACGGCCTTGCCCGCAGCCTTCGCGCTGCAGTTCATCACAGCTCACCGATTTACGTTAAGCGGAATATTTTGGCCTCGACGTTTGTCCCGCATCCACTGCTGAGCCAGCAGGAGTTCAGCAAATTCGCGCTGGACTATCTGGTGTTCGGAAATGCGTACCTGGAACTGATCCGCAACCAACTTGGCGAGCCGCTGCGCTTTGAGGCAGTGCCTGCTAAATATGTACGTCGCGGAGTGGAAGAGGGGACTTACTGGTTTGTGCAGGGCTGGAAAGAACCGCATCAGTTCGCAGCAGGCAGCATCTTTCATCTGATCGAACCGGACATCAATCAGGAGATTTACGGCCTTCCGGAATACCTGAGCGCGCTGAATTCCGCCTGGCTGAACGAGGCCGCCACACTGTTCCGCCGCAAGTATTATCAGAACGGCGCTCATGCAGGTTACATCCTGTATATGACCGACGCGGCGCAGAGCAGCAGTGATATTGATTCAATGCGCAAGGCTATGAGGGATACAAAAGGCCTGGGCAACTTCCGTAACCTGTTTATGTATGCGCCGAATGGTAAGAAAGATGGCATTCAGATTCTGCCGCTGAGTGAAGTCGCTACCAAGGATGATTTCTTCAACATCAAGAAATCCAGCCGTGATGATCTGCTGAGCGCTCACCGCGTTCCGCCGCAGATGATGGGGATCATCCCAGATAATGCCGGAGGGTTTGGGGATGTGGAGAAGGCGGCGCAGGTGTTCGTGAGGAACGAGCTGACGCCGCTGCAGGAAAGGATGAAGGAGGTTAATGAGTGGAATGCGTATTTTTTGATTGAATTTAAAAAATATAATCTTTAAAGTGAAATTGCTTATATATAAAGGGGCTGATGCCCCATTTTAGGTTTAATCCATAAAGTTAGCTAGCAAAGGGTATAAAATGCTATCGTGTAGTATTATTTGCCTTGTAAAAGCCGAGTAAGGGGCTTCTCTAGATATTAATAGTTTCATTTGTTCCAATAGTTCTTTTTTTCTTATGGCTGTGGTTGTTTGCTTAAAATATTCAATTATTAATGGTTGCATTAGTATTATCTGATCAAAAACCTTTTCTCTCAAATACGCAGCTGTTATTCCTTTGTTAACTGTTTTGTCATTATTAAATACCAATTTCAAAAGCTCAGCCGTTCTTTGCGATTTTGGAGAGTTGCCTACAGCACTAATATCGAAATCAATCGCGTTTGGGCTCGCAGGCGGCATATGTTTTAATTCTAAAAAGACATTTGTGTTGGGATCGCAGCAATCTAATAAGTCATTAAAGACAGCGCCTTTTATATTGTTGCATCGACTGCAAACAAAATAAAGATTGCTCCAGCTCATCCTTTTTGCGCTGTTTTTTTGGTGAGCATCGAAATGCTCTATATTAATATCTTGCGGTTTCTTGGTTTCGCATATGTAACATTTGTCGTAAAAAATTTCTTTTAACTTATCATATACATCCTTCCCGTCATATTTACTACCAGTTAGAAGTGATGCTGGAATTTCATGAGGCCGATCAACATTAAACATATGATCACTCCTCTTCATCTTTGATAACTTTCATTTTTGCTTCATTTAAATAATAAATACTCTTGCTATCCAAATGAGATGTATATTTCTCTACTTCGGTGATGATTTTTTTCAACTTATTAATTATTGGTCCATTGCTTTTTTTATTAGATAAATAAATCATTTCTGTTAGCTTTTTGGTTAGCACTTCTGATACAGGGTTTATTCCAAAAAGTCCCTCAGCAACTGAAGTATACGAGTACATCGAAACATCGTCGACACTTTGGTTATGACCGATATCAAATATTTTTGAATCTGTAACAGACATAACTACGAAGGGAGAATGCGTAGTCACTATGAACTGAATCATAGGGAATGCAGAACTTAAAAAACTAAATATTTTCTTTTGTATGGATAAGTGAAGATGAACATCTATTTCATCAATTAAAATAATTCCCTTAAATTTATCAGGAGATAATTCTCTTGCTTCAGCGCCAATCAGCAGTTCAGCATAAATATCAAGTATTGCCGATATTCCAGAAGATAATGATTGTAAGTTATAAGGTTTTTTGTCTTTTTGATGTATTTCAAACTTAAGTTTATCATAAATAAATTTAAGTGTTAAAGAGCTATCTTCAAGAAGGTTGCGTAGATCATCTTCAAGCTTTATAAACCATTTATCTATATTATTAGATTTTTTAATAAAGCCCTTATCATTTTTTTCAAACTTTTCTATAGTGCTTTGGTATACCCTGAGACTCACAAGGTAGTCTTCTAACTTTGATCCGGATGTATTGCTGTATGGACTTGGAGTAGCATTTAATGTATGCCCCTTTATTGATTCAAGTGATTGAACAACGCCGGAACTTGTAATCCCAGCCTGTCTTGAAGCACCAAAAAACTGAACTATCAAATTTCCTTTATTATATTCTAAATTTAGTTTGTCCATATCATCGAAGTTGATTGTTATGTTATCAAACTCTTTTTTTATGGCAAGCCAATAATCTAGCGTAGATTGGAAATTCTGCCTTTCCTGGGGGTAACTAACCAAAGATTCACTCAGGCTTTGGATATTTTTGTTAGCTTTCTCCACACTTGAATAGTCAGAATTTGTTAATCTCAAAATCGTTGATTCATATATTTTCTTTAAAACGCGTGTCTTTCCGCAACCGTTATTTCCAACAAGTATTAGATTGGATTTAGCTAAATTTATTTCTAGAAGTTTATCGTTTGCAGGGTTTAACATGCATACAGAGTTTATATAACTCATTTCAATTCCTTTTCATGTGTCCGATGTGCGTTGATAAAATATTAAGATAAGGCGATCGTACAAATTCCATAGGGATACTAATTTTATTCTTATAGCAAACTTCATCCGTTTCGATGAGTTGTCTTCGTATACTACCTTCACACACTAACAAAAATCAGCATATGAGATCAATATCCGCAACATGCTAATATTGGCAATAATCTTGATTAGTTAAAAGTTGTTGCATGATGTATTGAAATCTCTTGATCAGACTCATTTTCTAAGAATCACGGGTTCTAGCTTTTAATTCATTCACACTTTGGTTCTGTCGCGCAATGCTATCCCCGCCACGCCTGCCCGCTTTATAGGTCGCTTTTGATGCAGTTGCGTGATCCACTGTGATCCACGCCAGCATTGGTCTCGTGGGGGAAAAAGAGCAGGGCGATCACCATGCAAAATCATGCACTCACTGCATGCAGAGCTATCAAAGAGCGCGCGCCCGCTTTCCTGGCTATTCTTCATCGTCGTAAACAGAGAATGGTTCTGACGGCGTGTCTGCTTCATCCAGAACGCTATCTGCCATATCAGAGATCATTTCCATCACCAGTGCGTACTCGTCATTTCTACACTGGCCTGACTGTGCGATGTCAGCCATAAGCCGGATTTTTATCAAAGCCATCTTTAGCTCATGAGAGGATTCCATTACTCACTCCAATGTACTGTTTATTCATACAGTATAATATTACCATTCCTTAACAAATTCCAATAAAAACTGAATGTTATTATCTGAGCAATAGCCCTGGTGAATGACTTGCTAAGGAATTTCGCTGGGTACCATGTCAGTAACTGCTTGCTAATGGCCAATCCAAAGTAATAAAAGATTTTTATTGGTCGTGCTCAGGCGGCTTATCATCAATGGTGTCTGGAGAAGACGATTGAATATTTTCACGGATTCTCTGTTCCTTCAGGTCCTGTTCAGCCTTTTCGATAAATTGCTGCATATGCGGATATTTTGTGTACAGGATTTGCTGGAATGGAGGTAAATGGCTGAGACTCTTATCAATCTGGAAATAAGCGGACGGAATTGGTTCAAACTGAGGAGCTTGAGGAATTTGAGCAATATCTGCATCTTCAAAGGCAGTTGATCCGCGACATGCATTACAAATTTTATCAATGTTGTAAAATTTTTCCTTGTAATTCAGTTCAGTACGGCAATTCCTACACCGTTTTATTTTATTTGCTAGATAGCGCGCTGTGTCTTCTTCCTTTTGCCATTCATCGTCGTACATGTCTTCTCCTTGTTCTCAACTTCACCCGATGGTGAACCAAAGTCATACCTCGCGGTTTGCTCCTGCTTGGTAGCGCAATGCTCTCTCGGATGATGTCTCATTTCAACAGCATTATTGCAGTCTTGTTCTTCCATGTTTTGCCATAACACTTCTACAGATGCATTTTTAGATTGAAGATGTGGTCTTGCAACACGCTTCCCTTTAAATTTTGCCACAATCGCCCTCACGGCGGCTGTGTCTGTCCAGTCAATGACTCGCAATGTGTATGAAGTGGATCCTGTAGCATCGCTTTCAGCCTGGCTATCGCGCCAATTTGTGGCCTGTCTCTTACCACCTAACCCACAGTTATTGACAGGACTCCGAGGCGCGCCGTGGGCGCTTTTTGAGGTCAAAACCTCAACGTCAACGGCGGAAGAAACGATGCGCCATTGAGTTGTACGGGTTTCATAAACACGGGAGTCGCCGAGGTGAGGCGCGAAAATACCGACAACCTTTTTCACTTCCTCATCGTATGCGTTCAGCTCATCAGCCACGCGGCGGGCGACACGCACAGTCTGATCGTCGCGTGGGACATTAGCGCCGCCCTGGGCTGACATATACGCCATAAAGTCACCGGCATCAGCAGCAGCGCGAACGGCTTCCACTTCTTCGTCAAAGGTTTCAGTCAGATTGATGGAACGGATGCGGCGGCACTCACGGTAAGAACCCATGGTTGGCAGGCCGATAGGGTGAAATTGTGGGATACGCCAGGTAGCAGCCCAGGCAGTTACAGCGGCTGCAGAGTCTGTTAGTAACTCGCCAGTTTCGTGGTCGCGCTCGCCTTCCAGTGCATAACCGTCGATGTTCTTTGCGATGTATTTGGCAATATAGCCAGCCGCGCCGCCGCGATTTAGGTGCTTACAGTCAAAGCGGTTTTTAGCTGCACCGCGTTCGTCGCCGTCTTCTTTCATGGCGTATTTGCGCATGATATCGATCACCGGCTGACGCATGGCGGGTTTGGTGAATAACATCATGTGCCAGTGCGGGGTCGCGTCGTGGTGAGGTTCGACAACGCGCATCCCGTAAACGGACAGACCGCTATCTTTGAAAGCGGTGCGCATTTTGCCCCAGATCCCGCACAGATAACGCTGCGCATCTTTCGGGGTATAGGCCTTTTTGTCCCAGGCGTGATTGCGCTGAACGCGCTTATTATCGCCCTTGCCAACCATGCGGGTCGGGTGAAATTTGGAAGGCGTGGTGATGGTCAGGAACATCCCGACGTCGCCATTTGCAGCGGCATATTTTTCGGTGCCGGCGATCGTGCTCATTAGCTCCATGCGGCGGATTTCAGGGTTTGAAATACTCGCCATCACTTTGTCGATCAGACTGAAACGCTCGCCGGTTTCGATGTTTTCCAGGTCGCAGCTTTTTAGGTAGTCGAGATTTGACAGACGGCGCGCACGTACTTCACGGATAGCCTGCTTACTGGCATACGGGGAAGCATCACGGTTCACTTTGCCGATGGCGATCAGCAAAGATTCACGCCAGCGGGTGCGCTGACCTTTAAACTGGCGTAACCACCAATCCGGATTAACCAGGCGTGACATGGCAGCGATAGCGGAAACGGCATCCAGTTTGTCTTTGCAATACCTTTTCCAGTACATCGGCATGACATTGAAAGCCTGTGCCATACCGGCGATTTCGCTGTATAGCTCGCACTGGGTATCACTCTCGAACAGAATCGAATTATCCCCGTTGTACTGAGCAAGCAACTGATCGCAACGTTCTTCATAAATTACTTTCAAATGTCCCGCAATGTCCTGGGCAAACCGGCGCAGCTGTTTATCGTTCATACTCGGCAGGCTGTGATAAGTGTCTGCCTCAGACATGAATTTCATGGAGGCTTTAACATTCATTGCGTGAGCGGCATTGACCGCTTCGACGCGAGGAAGGATGCTGCGACCAAGGGTATAAATCAGGTATTTATTGGCGGCGTGAATGCCCTGCGTTTTCAGCAGATACGCATGGCGACCTGTGAAAATTTCCCGCAAGTCGGTAGAGAGGTTTTTTACTCTGATTAAAACAGCTTGCCCCTGATCGTATTCATCACGGGTAAGCGGTCTTTCCAGGCCAGAAACGGCCTGGCGTGGCTTGTTCCAGGGAAACGCCCAGACTTTGGGCGTTTCAATCTGAGGAATGAAGCGGCTGGTCTGCATTAAATACCGTCTTTGATATCAATGACCAGATAGCCAGCGTTAATACCGGCCAAGATGAGTAATGCCACTGAGAAAACGATCACTTGTTTCCTCTGTAATGTCTGGCGTTCATCTCTGAGAGTTCTTTGCAATATACACAAAGCTCAACCCCTGGCAGAGCTGCTCGGCGTTCCTCCTGTATTGGGCGGTCACAGTCGATGCAGAACATTGCGGAAACGCCCGCAATATGGGCGCGGGCGGCTTGGATTTGGGCGGAAAGGACGAGATCAGCGCGCTCCTGGGCAGTGTCAATTACATCAGCCATAGTTACGCCTC